GCGACCTAGACGGCTGAAACCACACAACAAAACCGGCCAGCGCCCTGCCGCGGCGCTCGGCCGGTACTACCACGGAGCTAGAATCACCATGTACGACTTTATCGCCAAAACTTTCCTTCGTGCCGCCAGCCTGCTCGGTGGGCTAGGCTGGCTCTATTGGGCCTACCTCATCGGAGGCGACCTCGGGTTCGCCGTCGGGTTCGCCGGTGCCGTCCTGTGCGGCTGGAGCTTCGCCAACACCTTCGACGAAGCGGAGCCCCGCCGTCGCGGGGCTTGACGGCTCGGCCGGGGCTTGACGGCTCGGCCGGGCGGCGTTAAGCTGCCCGTACGATGCCTACGCACCCCGTCCCGCCACGTCAGCTCGCCACCCCTGACAACCCGAACCACGACCGCCGACCTGGCCCCGAGCCCCCCGGCGGCGGAGCCCCCCGGCGCCGTGGCCCGGCCACGGTCGGCTCTGCCCCACCCCGTGGCCGCGGCGTGCCGCGCGGGGTGCACCCCGAGTCGTGGCGCCTGTCCGAGGCGCTGCTCCTGGCGAGACAGCGCCTGCCCTACGCCACCGCCGAGGCCCGCCTGCTCGACGGCGTCCAGCGCTTCGTACAACTCGAGTGCCGCGCCCCCGCCGACGGCGTGAGCCTGACCCCCGTCGGGCCGCGCTGGGCGGCCGTCCTGCGCGTCGTTGACGCCGTGGCCCCGCTGGTGTCGGAGGACTCTCGCCGGCTGCTCGCGCCGTGGCTGGGCGCCGGTGTCGCCGGCGTCCCCGGCCAAGGCGCGGTCGGCGTGAGCCCTCACGCCGCCGACGCCGCGGCGTTCTTGGCGGGGCTGCAGCCCCGGCCGTGGCGCTGCCCAGTGTGCGACGACCCGGCTTGTGCCGGTCACGGAGAGGGCCTGACGTCGTGACCCGCCCTCGCCGCACGTCCGCCCTAGACCGCGCCCAGCGCCAGTTGGACCGCGTCCGCGCCGGCGTCGCTGCCCACGAGCCGGGCTACGACCCGTGGCGCCTAGTTGAGGCCCAGGCCCGCTACGACGCCGCCTTGGCCGCGGCGCTGGACGGCCCGGCCGAGCCGGACGACGCCGGACGAGACTTGCCACCGCGAGCCTACGTTGGACGAGGGGGGCGTTGACGTGAGCCCCGGCGACGTCCGCGCCATCGTCCTACACACCGTCGGCGTCCGCGGTGACACGACGGTCGCCGCCATCGACCGCTACCACCGCAGCCTAGGCTGGCGTGGGTGCGGCTACCACTACGTCGTGCGCAAGGACGGCACGGTCGAGCCTGGCCGAGCCCTGGGTGAGCTGGGCGCCCACACCGCCGGCGCCAACGACTCTTGGGGGGTCTGTGTGGCGGGCGACGGCGACTCCGAGCCCTGGACGCAAGCCCAGTGGCGTGCCGTGCTGGCTCTGGTGGCGGAGCTGCGTCGGCGGGCCGGGCCGCGGCCGCTCCCCGTCGTCGGCCATCGCGAGGCGCCAGCCCGTCTAGGGGCCGCCCTGACGTCTAAGACCTGCCCAGGCCGTCTGGTGGACCTAGACGAGGTGCGGGCCGAGCTGGAGCGCGCCGAGGACGGGACGGACGGCGGGCTTGACACCAGCCGGCCGGCGCGTTAAGCTAGGAGGGACCGTCGTCTCCTTTTTGGGCCTATGGCGTAATCGTGCGTCCGTCCGCCAGGACGGGGAGGAAGTAACGGCTCCCCTGGCCCACCCTTTTTTGAGCCCACTGCCGACATGTCTGCCTACCCTCGCCGCGACGAACCATTCCCTCCCGTCTACGCCCGGACTTTTTCCGACTTCGACCCGGCGTTGACGCTACACACGGCGCCGACCGCCCCGGTCGACGCGCAGTACCTGCCGGCCGAACTCATCGTCCAGGCCGAGGCCACCGACGTGCTGGAGTGGACCGACATCGAGGGGACCGTTAACAGCATCACGTTCACGGCAGCAACGGCCGGACTACATCGGCTCCGGATTCCTGCCGCCACCCTGACGGCCAACACGACCGTCACGGCCGTGACGGTGCTTTGGTCGCAAGCCGGGTGACAAAGTGTCTGCAAACCCGAGCAAAGTGCTGCCAGGCTCGTGCGACGTTTGCGGCCGGCCCCACGCCAGCCGAGACTACGCCGCCGACGGCTGCGGCGTGCGCCGTGGCTGTTTGTGTACGGCGTGCCAGCTGTTGGTCCGCAGCCTGAGCCAGCCCGAGCACCGGGCCCGCGTACTCGGGGCGTTGTCGTACCTGGAAGACTGGGCTGAGCGTGACTGACCCCGTCGCGTACTTCAATCGCATCACCGCGACGTACGGGCTCGGCGCCGAAGAGCTATTGGACCTGTTCGCGAGCCAAGGCCACGCTTGCGCTATCTGCGGCAAGCCGCTGACACTGTTCGCCGAAGACTTGGCCGAGGCGCCGGTGGTCGACCACGACCACGCAACGGGCGAGCCACGCGGAATCCTGTGCCGCGGCTGCAACACGGCCGTCGGTTTCATCGAAAAGGACCGTTTTCGTACGCGGAAAGCGCTTGGCTACCTGGTGGAGCACCGGAAAAATATAGGTACTTCGCAGACTTGGTTCAAAATTCTGAACGAACTAGACAAGCAAGACCGCAAATATCGCGAGACGCTTGACAAGGCGGCCGACCAGAGTTAAGATATATTTTGGACCATCGAAAGAGTCCCGTCCCGGCGAGCGGGGACGTAAAGCACGCCGCGGGACACTCCCCGCGTTACCAAAAAGAGCGGACGGTTCCCGCTGTAGTAAGACTGGCGCCACTGTGGCCCCTGGACCCGAGAGCAAAGCGAGGGCTCGTAGGTACGTAGTTTCGCTTTTCTTCGGAGTTTTCAGCTCTTATGTCTCTCGGTTCTTGGATTGACGCTGCCGTCCACGACTACTATGTCGACGTGCAGCCCCTACATACTTTGGTAGGGAGGACCTCCCCCCTGATGGACGACTTGCGCAAGTCCGCCATCGAAGGCGCCAATACTGGCGAGTTTTTCACTCTCAGCGGCGGAATGGGCATCGCCGGTGACCTCGCCTCCGCGCAAGAGGTAGCGTCCCAAGTTGGTACCGGCGGAGCCGGCACGGCGCCCGGCGCAGCCACGTTCGACGGGCAGTGGCTCGTCCCGACTGGCCAGATTGAGACCAGCCTGCGGCTCAAGTACCGCGACTTGGTCATCGGCAAGACGAACAAGGGCGCGTACGTCCGCAACCTGACCCACGCCACCGACAAGCACGGCGAGGCGTTCGGCGAGCGGATGGCACAGCTCATCCTCGGCGGCTCGGGGTACACGCTCGGCGAGGTCGACCTGACGACCACGGCCACGGGCGTCATCACGATGGTCGACCAGGAGAACATCGCGAACATCCAAAAGGGCATGGTCCTCGTCGCCAGCACCGCAAACGGCGGCACCAGCACCGACACGCTCTTGCCGTCCAACGTCGCTTTCCAGAAGGCCTACGTGCTCTCGGTCAACCGGGACGCCGGCACGTTCATCGTGTCGGCTGTGTCGTCCAGCGGCGCGGCAGGCATCCCCGCCGGCTGGGGTGCACAAGGCAACAACGTCTTCGTGTTCCCGCTCGGCCAGTTCAAGCCCCTGCTTCCTGGCAGCACGTTCAACTCGAAGCTGCTCATCCAGGCGCTGTCCGAGTGGATTACGCCCACCGCGGCCGTCGACACGTTCAACACGGTCGACCGGAGCTTGGACTCTGCGCTCTCCGGCGTGCGGCCTCCGGCCTCCGTCATCGGCGGGCTCCCCCCGGAGCACAAAATCGGCGCCGTCGCGGCGTACATGCAGCAAATCTACGCGGCGACGCGACCTCTGACGTACGTGGCGAGCCCGCTCGTCTGGTTCTCGCTCGTCCGCTCGCTGGCAGCCCAAGGCCTCGTCCGCGAGGTGGGTGGCGCGCTGATGGGCGGCGGCCGCTCCGTCACCGTGGCGACCGTGCTCGGGGACTCGAAGCTGATTTCTGAGCCCCACCAGGACCCGAATTTCGTGTACGGCCTCCTGATGGACGAAATCAAAATCCACCACCTGGACGGTTTGCCGGGTGTCGCCAACGCCGACGGGTTCCAGATGCTGCGGCAGGCGGACTCGAACGACCTGGAGTTTCGACTCATCTGCTTCCCCCAGCTCATCGTCCGCGAGCCCTGGCGACATGTGCGGTTCGCGCTGTAAGCCCCGAGCCAGGAGAACAGCACGACCATGGCTGAATACGCTCTCTCTCACGCGCCGTACCCCGGCGTCAATACCCCGTACAAGCGCGGTGTGCTCACGTTCGCGGTCATCTCGTTTGCAGCCGGCGCGCCTTCCATCGTGGAGGCGCGCTCCGGCTCGGGCTGGACCATCGCGGACGGCGCGACCGGCGCGTACACTGGCACCGCGCCAGTCGGCGAACGCGGTGTGATGTGGACGCAGGTCCAGCGCGGTGCTACTAACAACGATGCAACGGTCGACGTGGTATCGTACGTACCGTCCACCGGCGCGTTCACGCTGCAGTACCACGTCAACGGCGCGTCCGCAGACGCGGCTGACGGCTCCGAGCTCTGGCTCTTTGCGCTCGTCGAAGGCGGCTGAGCTGTGACTAAGAAACGTATGGCGGCACTGAAGAAAGAGTACGCCGCCGCTGAAAATCCGAAGAAGAAGGGCGCCAAGAAAAAGTCCGCGCCGAAGAAAGGTTCGTACTAAAATGGCCGACAACGCCCCATACTCCGTCAATCGTCCTCCGTTCCCGAACGTCCACGTCAATTTGCCGGGTCGGCTGGAAGTCTACGTCGCTACCATCACGACCGGCGCATCGCCGGCGGTCGTGCAGTCGCTGTCGAGCGCCGGCATCGCCGTCGCTGACACAGCTGCAGGCCGCATCACCGTCACGTTCCCCGCCGGAGGTACCGGTGCGGTCGGTTGGACGATGTGCTCGCTGTTCAAGCAAGCCACGCCGTCCGGCGCCGTCGTCGCCATCGACTCCGACCTCGACGACTACGCAGCCGGCTCCATCGAAATCGAGACTTTCGCTGACGACGCGAACACGACCGCAGACGACGTCGACGGCGAAATCACGCTGCTCATCTACGTCCTGAAGGCGGTGTCCTGAAAATGCCCAAGTACTCGTCCAAGCTCGGCTCTGAGGTCCAGAAGGTCAAGGTTTCGTACTCCAGCCACACCGGCGAGGCGTGCCTTGACCCGCGCTCGACCAAGAGCAACATCGGCCCTGGCCCCAAGGTTCCGCCCGGCGCACCCGGTCCGGAGTCGAAGGGGCGAATCAAGCTCCCGGAGCAGCTGTGAAGGATTTCCTCCTGCGCCTGGTCAAGTCGAAGACCTTCAAGGCCGTGCTGGGCGTCCTCGCGGCCGCCCTGACGGCCTACGCGGCGTCGGGCTGCGGACTGCTCTCGGCTCGCCACCCCGAGTTCACCGTGTTCGAGTGCCAGCTCGACGCTTTGGCTGACGCGGTCCCGCGCGCGGCTGCTGAAGACCTGGTGATGGCGGCTCGCGCCGGCAACATCGAGTACGTCGTCGCCCAGCTGCTCGCGCTCGGCCTAGCGCCGGACGCCATCGGCGACGTCGCCGACGCTTTCCACGCCTGCCAAAAGCCGGCGCCGGACTTGGAAGCGCCACCCGCCGCGCCGCTGCCACCTCTGACCGACGTCTGAAAGGAGCGCACCGCCATGGAGAGCCGCACCCTAGCGCAGCTCGAAGCGGAGGTGCGCTACCTAAGCGACACGGAGGGGTTGACCCTCCGTCACCCGTCCGCCGACATCCGTCGTCGCGTAAACAACGCCCGGCGCGCGTACTACGCGATGGTGACGGCGAACGGGCTGCCGTACTACCTGGAGGCCACCACGCCCGCCACGCTCGCCGGCACGCAGGTCTCGGGCGAGCAGTACTCCGAGGTGCCGTGGCCGGCTGGGCCGCCCCAGGCTGACCAGATTGTCGGAGTCGACGTGGCGTCGTCCACCACCGCCGACGACTGGTACGAACTTCGCCCCGTGACGTGGGGCTCTCGCCGCTACGCGGCCGGCGCGGGGTCCGTCGGCGCGATGGCGGGGTTTTTCGCCATTCGGCGCGTACCGCAAGCCAACCCTGCCGACCTCGACGCGCTCCTGGCGGGCGTCATCGCGATTTTCCCAGCACAGACGTCGGGGGCGTACAAAATCACCTACCTCCCCGAGACGCTCGACCTGGCTGCTGACGGCGACCTGTTTGTTGCGCTGCCCGGTGGCGTCGACTGGGTCGTTTGGCACGTCGTGCAGGACCTCGCCGCGCGCGATGACGACCAGAGGGAAACCTATGCTATTGCGAGCCAGAAACTCGGCGAAGCCGAGCGCCGCGTGCTCGAAGCTGCCGGCCGCGTGCGGTCCGCGGGGCCGCTGCTGCCGCGTCGGCGCACCGGGCTCGGGCGGCGCGGGCGGCGGTACTTGTGACGGACGCGGAGGGCGCTGGCGCGTATGGCAAAATGGTCCGGATTTTCCGACGAACAGTCTCGGCAGCTCGACGCGCTCCGCGCGCAGTTCGACGCCGAACTGGCCCGTCTGCGGGCGCCTGACCGTGTCCTAGACCGCCGCGGTGGCGCGGCCGGCTCTGTCATCCGCCCGCGACCAGGAGACGTCGTCCGCGCGGAAGCCGGCGACGTCGTGGTGTTGCCGCACCCGCGCCCGGCCAAAGGTCGCGCCCCTGTCACAGTGCTCGTCGAGGGCACCCCGGTCGACGTGCTCGCTGAGTCCGGCACCGTGAACGACGTCGCCCGCGTTACTGTGACGGCAGTCGGCGCCATGACGTGGTGGTCGACCGGTGACGAGTGGTGGGGGTCAGCTGTTGGCGGCACCAGCGGGTCCGGCGGCGCGGACCCCGACGCGGAGTACGTTGTCGGCGCAGCGGCTCCGGCGAGCCTCCCGAACGCGCGCGTCGCGACGGACTCGACCGAAATCGACGCCGTGCTCACGACGCCAAACGTCATCTCGTGGGCGCTCAACACAGCGTCAGTCGCGTTCAGCAAGCTCGCCAACCTGACCGGACTGAGCGTGCTCGGCCGCGCCGCCAACTCGGCTGGTGTGATGGCCGCAATCACGGCGACCGCGGCTCGCCAGGTCCTGCGCAACAACGACGCTGGCACGTCGCTCGCGTGGGGTTTTCCGATTGAGGCGCAGCTCGACGATGTTGACCAGGGCGACGTGCACACCATCAACCGCGAGGACGGGCGCCTCTCTGTAAGCAGCGGCATCGCGACGTTCGACCGACCCCAGGGCATCACGGACAACCAGACGGGCACGCTGAACAGCTACACGATTCCGTCCACTGTACGGCACGGCGACATCCTGACCATCATCGGGACGAGCGGCACCGTTATCCTGAACGGCATCAACAACACCGGGTTTTCGCCTGGGTTCGAATTCATCCTGCAGTTCTCGGACGCAGGGGCTGGCGACGGGCGTGTGCTCCAAATCAACGACGAGAGCGGCAGCGCGGGCGACGCGCTCTACCGCATCTCGACTCAGTCTGACCTGCAAATCAATCTCGGCACCGGTGGTAGCTACATCGTGCGCCGCACTGCCACGCGATGGGGCTTCGTCGACGGCGCCCTCCCCCGCGTGCAAGATGACGGCGTAAATCAGGGTCCCTATCGGCAGCTGAACGCGGTCTCGACTACGAGCGTGACGGCAACTGCTACGGTGTCGTCTGGCACAGCAGCAATCAGCTTCCAGCGCGTTGCACTGACAGGCGCCGTGTCTGCGTCGTCCAATAGCAACACGACCCAGTTCGCCGGCATTCGCGACAACGGCTCGCTGGAGACGGCGCGGGGTTTCATCAACGTCCTCTCGACGTCCGACATCACGGCGCTCGTCACACAAGACGCCGGAAACGACGAGCTGGAGCTGACGTGGACCATCGCCAACGACGCGGTCACGAACGCCAAAGCTGCCAACATGGCGGCGCGCACCGTCAAGGCCAACGCCACCAACGCGAGCGCGGACCCGCAGGACGTCCAGGGTTCGGTGGCGCGGCAGTGCTTTCGGGTCAACCCCGGCGCGACTGGACTCGAGTGGGGGGACCCGGTCGAGGTGCGCAGCAGCGCGGGCGTCGACCAGGGCGCCGCGTACAACTTGCGGTTCAATAATGGCGACTCGATTACGACGTCTGTCAGCGCCGCCGCAGGGTTCGCCCAAATGCGCCACGACTACGGCGGCAACACGGCTGAAATCACCAACGCTACGGCCACCGGCAACCTGGGCACGGTCGACATCTCGTCGCTCACGTGCGGCGGCTCGTACCGCGTGACGAACGCGAGTTCCAGCTTCAGCATCGAAGGTTTCACCGCGAAGCCACAGGGCTTCTGGTTCTACTTTGCGAGCGAAGATGACGCCGGCTCGGACACATGCACGCTCTTCCACGAAGATGCCACCGCCACTGCCGCGAACCGCATCCGCATTCCGAAACGCAAGGACATCGTAGGCATCGGGCTGCGCGGCATCTTTTTCTACGCCGGGTCCCGCTGGAATTGGGTTGCGGATGACTCGCAGGCCATCGGTAACGGCACTGCACACTTCGTCGACACGAACGGCCTAAACATCGAGATTCAGAGCGCGTCGGCTGACGTCAACATCAAGGCTGGTTCGTCTGCCCCGAGCGGCGCGGGTCAGGTCAACATCACGTCGGGTGGCAACGCGACCATCGTTTCTGGCGAAGACATCGTGTTGGAGCACGAAGGCTCGGACACGGTCATTGTGCAAGCGACGGATGACAGCGGCGGCTTTCTCGTCATGGAAGAGGCCTCTTCCAGCTCGCCCACGGTGCCGGCTGGCCACGGCATGTTCTGGTGGCGCAACGACGCGCCCAACGTGCCGATGGCCACGGACGACGCGAACAATGATGCGCAGCTCATGACATATGGGGGCAAAACCGACGTGACGGGCACCCAGAACGCCGTGGCGTTGCCGACTCGTGGAATTTACTGCCAGATTGACTTCACCTCCGCTGGTACACTGAATGGCATCGCCAATGGCTTTGACGGGCGCGTGGTTGACGTATTTTGCTCTGGAAACCACACGCTCGATGCGAATCACGAAAGCGGCTCGGCGAGTGCTAACGACCGCCTAGCGCTAATGAACACCGCCGCGTACCCATCGACAACGCGCGGTGGACTCAGGCTTGTTTATTCCGGGTTGCGCTGGAGAGAAGTGGCCCGTACAGAAGTGGACAATACGGAATGATTGGCACAGTTCAAGCAAACCCAAACCCGCTGACGTTTTGGTGGTACGCCACCGCCGACGCCTCCGTCGACAAACTGCGCCGCGCTCTCGAAATGGCTGTCGAGCGTTGGCGCAACGCCACCGGTCTCGACATCGACATCTCCGTAAATGCCCACCACTGGGTGCGGCTACGCCCGCCGGAAGATATGGGCGGTGCGTGGGGGCATGTCAGTGGGCCGTGGTCCTCCAACCGCATCCGCGTCATCGACAACCAGAGCGTCGAGACGACGGCCAACCTCATCGCGCACGAAATGGGACACGTCCTGGCGCGCACGAACGCGCACACCGACGTCTACGAGGACATTCTTTACTTCGGCTACCACACTTCGGCGCCTAACATCATCACCCAGGTTGCGCTAGACTTAGTAGCGGCCGCGCGCGGCCCGCTGCCGGCGCCTAACCCGGAGACTGTGCACCCATATGCTTGACCGCCTCATTGATTTCCTGCTGTCCATTCTCGGATTGTTCCGGTTTTGGTACATCATGCCGCCGGAACACGCTGGATTTGTGCGTCGGTTCGGCATTCCGGTGCGCGACATGCGACCCGGCGTCCATTTTTTGGCTCCGTTTGGCATCGAGACGACGTCGTCCGTGGACTTGCGGCTCTGGGCGGACGTTTTGCCGGCCCAAAGTCTGCGCACAACCGACGGAGTCGAGTTCGTCGTGCGGCTGATGGTGTCGTACCGCGTCGAAGACCCAAAAAAGTTCTTCCTGAAGGTCTTCGACGCCACGAACAACGTCCAAGACATCGCCGCCGGCACGCTAGGCTCCGCGCTCGGCCGCGCGTGCGCCGCTGACGTCGACTCCGGCAAGGTGCTCCGGAAAGTCCGGGCGGCGCTGACGACCGCCGCGAAGCACTGGGGCGTCTCAATCGAGCGGGTCCAGTTTGCAGACTGCACGCGAGCGAGCTCGTACCGGCTGTTTGGGGCCGTAAAGGACGAGAATTGAGATGAAAACTGACGCAAAAACCCTGGCAGCCGTGGCTGCGCTCGTCACGGCGCTGGCCGGTGGAGTCGAGCTCCGCGTACAGGTCGGCCTGCTCGCGGCGCGACTCGACCGCATTGAGGCCGAGCTCCGCACTGGGCGCTACTTGGCGGCAGGAGACCCAGGGCCGTGAGCCGTCTACGCAGCCTCTACGTCCCCTTTGTTCAAGGCGCCGACGAGTCCGTTGACCCGAAAGTGTTGCCGGACGGCGTATTCGCACGGCTGGAGAACGCCCGGTTAACGCGCGCGGGCGACGTGCGGCTGCGTCATGGCTGGCGCCCGATTGACGTCGACTCGAACACTGTGAGCGGCGCTACTGTCGGCAGCGGCGCGCTCGAAGTAGTGAACCTCTACTCGCTCGACCAGACGTTGGTGACGATGGTGCACTCGCTGACAGGCACGGGGTTCGGGCTGCAGACGCTGGTCGACCAGAACGCGGCGCGGCCGTGGGTGCTTACCACCAGCGCAGACGTCACACCAGTCACTGGCGTGCGGTCTGTCAGCACTGGTTCAGACGTCAACGGCCACGTCTACCGCGCCAGCGCGGCAGTCAGCCCGGACGGCGTCTGGGGGGCGGTGCTGCAACAGACGTCTACACAGACCGTGGTGCGCGTGTTCCGCTACGCCACCGACGAGACGCTCCACTACAGCGTGCTCGCAACAGACAGTCTGGTACGCAAACTCGTGGCGCTCGGCGACGGGCGGTTCGCGGTGTTGCGGTACTCGGGCACCGCGCTGCAGATACAGACGCTCGACCCAGACGTCGAGACGCCGACCTGGTCTACGCAGACGACGCTGGTGACTGCGTCCATCACGCAGTTCGACGCAGCCACTGCGCTGGAGAGCGTGCCCACGGCGCTGCACGTCGTCTACGTCGTTGGCGGCGCCATCTCCTACGCGCAGTTTGATTTCTCTGGTGCCCAGGTTGGCTCGACCAAAACCGTGCTGGCGTCGGGCGGCGCAGTGGCCTACGTAGCGTCGGACGACGACTTCGTGCACGTCGCGTACCAAGCGTCCGGCACCAACGAGCTGTCGTTGCTCTCGTTCGACTCGACCAGTCCGTACACCACGACTGCTGGCCCGACCGCACTCGACGCAGGCCAAGCCTACCAGGTCGCGCAATTTGCCGTAGCGTGTTCGGCGCACGGCATCATCGACGGCATCTTCGTCGTCGGGTTCGAAGGGTCGCGCGTTTGCAATGTCTTCTCGGTGTCGCAGGCGCACGCTGTCTCGTCGGCGCCCTTCCAGGGTGAAGAACTGGTTGGAGGGCTAGTCGCGGCTGAGGGAAGCGTGGCATTCAGCGCCGCACGAGGCCAGGCTACAGGCACGCCGCCACATCTGGTTAGCAGCGTGCTGGTTAGCGGGAGAGGCCCGTGGTTCATCGCCGACTTCGGCAGCGCGCGGCGTCCTAGCAACGTGTTCTCCTACACGGTGGCGCACCAGCCGTACGTCCACGGTGCGTGCGCGGTCAAGCGCCACATCGTCCTTTTCAATCGTCGTAGCAATTCAACGGCCACCCAGTCGCGCGGCGCCGACGAAGACGACTTCATCCAAGTCCTGGCGAAGGCGTGCGACCTGTTCGACGTGACGACGTCACGGCCAGGTGCTGCGTTCGCTGGCGCGCTGTACATCGCGGGTGGCATGCTGACGCAGTACATCGCCGGCGACGCTACAGAGAACGGCTTTTTGACGCCGGTCATCAACTCTGTCACCGACTCGAACGGTGCTGGCGCGCTCGGCCCTGGTACGTACGCCTATCGAGCAGCCGTGGTATGGACTGACGACGACCGCCGCGTACACAGGTCGCCGCTGAGCGACCCGGCCACTGTGCTCGTAGACGGCGCAAACGACACTGTCACTGCTGTCGTCCGTGTAGGGAAGACCGGGCGCCGTCTGGTGTCTGCCACCAGGCCGAAAGTAGAGCTCTACCGCACCGAAGCCGGCCCTGGCGAGCTGTTCTACCTGGTTGCGACGGGCGAGTCCCCCGACCCATCGTCCAGCGACGAAGCGACCCTGGTCGACGTCACAGCTGACGCAGACATCCTCGACAACCGCCGGCCCTACACCGAGGGCGAGTTTGGCGCCGTGTCGGGCGTGCTCGATGTCGCGCCGCCAATCGCGTCGCGGTTCGTGGCCGCGACCGCGGACCGCGTGGTCGTCGCGAGCGCGGATGGACCGCGGTACCACATCTCCCAGCTCGCACTGCCTGAGGAGCCTATCTCTTTCGCGCAGCCTGGCGTGTCCGGCCCTGCAGCGCTGGTGTACCAGCGCGAAATCGAGGGGGGGCAAATCACCGGCTTGGCTACCATGGATGACCAAGTCGTGCTCGGCACGCCGACGTCCGTCCACGTCGCTAGCGCGCCCGGCCCTGCTGGGCCCAACCTGGCCGGTGTCGGCGAGTTCCCGCCGCCGGTGCGACTACCCGGCACGCTCGGCGTCTACAACGCCGACTCGCTCGTGGAAGACTCCGCCGGGCTGTGGTTTCTGTCCGCACAGGACCGGCTGATGCTAGTCCCGCGCGGGCAAGGTGTAGCTGTGGAGGCCGGCAAACCCGGGCGCGAGCTGCTCGCCGGAGGCATCGTAGTCGGCGCCGGGCGCCAGACGGCAGACGACCTGACTGCCTGGGCGCTCTCGACCAGCCACCTACTCTGGCGCCACGAGACCGACAATCAGTGGGGGCACGACGTCTTGCCGTTCATCCCGAAACGGCTGGTTAGCCATCTCGGGGAACTGTACGCCGTCCAGACGCCAGGGCTGGGTACGGTATGGCACCAAGACAACACCCTTTTCGGCGACGGCTCGGCCGGTGGTACGGCGGTCGTCCTGACGGCCGAGACCGGCGACTTCCAGGTGTTCGGTCTCGGCGGCCACGGCCGTCTGGCGGTCGTAGAGGCGCTCGGCCAATTCCAGGCAGCCGCGGCACTGGAGCTGAGTATCTCTTACGACTCCGGTGCGTCCTACACGTCGCTCGGGGCGCACTCCATCTCCGGCCTGGCGGTCGGAGAAGCGTTTCAGCGGCTGTGGGCGCCCTCTCGCCAACGCGGTGGCAAGTTCCGTCTCAAATTGACAATGACCCCGACTAGCACGACGACAGAGGGTTGCCGGCTGACCGGTTTGACGTTATATTACAGCACGGCGACCGGGCCCACGCGGCTCGACTCCGCCAAGCGGAAGTGAGACCAAAACCACTATGCCAGGACCTCCCCGACGCAATCCGGCAAACGCGGCCCCGGCCGGCAGTGCGCTAGGCCAGACGCGTCAGTACGCCGAGGGCGCGCAGCCTATCTCGACCAAAGAGCAACGTGACGCTGAATTCGAAGCCAAACGCGCCGAGGCCGCACGCCGCGGGCCGGGCTACGGCGTCGCTGCCGACATCGGCGGCGGCTACAAAGTCATTGTCACGGACCCGGAGGCCGTCAAGCGCAACGAGATGCTGACGGTTAACACGCCAGCCGCGCCCGCGCCGCCGGTGGACCCGAACCCGCCCGCCCCGGCCGCGCCGCTGACGTCACAGCAACGCTACGACCAGGCTGCGCAACAGCTGCGTGACCCAACCGCACCGGCAGCGCAGCCGCGCGCTGGCGCAGCCCCCCGAGCCGCCCCGGCGGGCGGGGCTCGGCCGGCGCCAGCCAACCTACAGTTCACCGCGACGCCGAACAACGCGCCGCCAACCCAGGCCGAGGGCGGGCCGTGGCAGCCGGTGTCGCAGGACACCGGTCGGTACGACGCCGAGGCGGCGCGGCTACGTGAGCTCCAGACTACGTTTCTTGACCAGCTCGGCCGCCTGAGCCAGGCCGACCCGTTCGGTAACCAAGCCGCTCTGCAAAAGGCGACCGACCGCGCCGTCGCCCAAGCCGCCGGCACTGCCGCCAGTGCGCGCGGCGGGGCTGCAGCGCAGCTCGGTGCCCAGCGCCAAGCCGTTGGCGTGCAGGCGCAGACGTCGGCTCGCGGCGCGCAGGACATCGTCGAGCAACGTCGACGCGACGAGCAGCAAGCGACCGGACTCGGGCTCCAGGCCATCTCCGGCGCCGCGCAGGTCGGCGGCCAGCTCGCGCAGAACGAAATCGCGCTCGGCGACCAAGCCATCCGCGCCGCGGAGGTGAACCTGCGGGGCTATCTCGGCGGGCAGGAACTCGGCCAGCGTGAGCGCGAGTCGTTGCGCAACTTCGCGCTCGAAGCCAGCAAAATCGACATGGAGCGTTACCGCACCGACATGACCTACCGCGCCCAAGTCGACCAAGACTTGACCCAGCGGTACATCGCCAACTCGCAGCTCCAGGGCATCTTCGCGAAAATCAACGCAGAGGAAGGCATCGGCGCAGCGGACTGGTTGATGGGCACCGTCGGACTCGTGTCTGGCGTGACGGGCGGGATTGCGATGGGAGTAGGCTCGGACGTGAACATGAAGACCAACATCCGACGGCCTAGCACCAAAGCGTTGCGAGAGTTCGTCTCGCGCGGCGAAGGCTACAACTATGAGTACCGCGACCCAAAACAGCCAGGTGCCCGTGCCGGTGAAAATTTCGGCCCAATGGCGCAAGACCTTCAGAAGTCTGCGATTGGACGGACGCTGGTCAAGAAAGGCCCAGACGGCCGCACTCTTATGGTTGATGCTGCGCGTCTCGCCATGGCTGACCACTCGGCGCTAACGCACCTGGCCAAACGGCTGGAGCGGCTGGAGCACCGCGGCGCCCGCGGGCGCGGAGGAGCAGGACGTAGGAATGGCTGACTCAGAGCTCTTGAATCCGTATGCCGACGGCAACGCCCCCAACGACGTCACGGTGACGTCCATCGACGAAGACCGAGAGAATCCTGGGTGGTCGTTCGTCTCGTTTTCCGACGGCTCGGCGAAGACGCTGCGCACGGAGGAAGCGCAGCAGCTCCCGCAACCGGCGCCGACGCCGCTGGGGCCGGACGGCTCCGTCGTCCCGGGCCAAGAGCCGCTGCTGCCGAGCGAGCTCGCGCAGACAGGCGCTGGGCTGCCTGAACAGGTGCCACAGGTGCCTGTAGGGCAACCGGACTCCGGAGCCTTCTGGGGGGAGCCTGAAATCGACGCCGGCCCGCCGTTGAAGACCCCTGGTGAGCAGCGCGGGATGGCGTTTTACCCCGCCGGCCAAACAGGCATCACGGAAGAACTCCAACCGACTGCGCCACAAGTCGGCACTGGTACAGCCCAGGTTTCGCCGAGCTCTGAAATTGTGGCGCCCGCCGGCGCCGGCGGGGCGGGCGGCGCGTACGCGCCTTTCTCGCGCCAGTACGGCGCGGACGTCACGACGGACCGGACCGCCGACACGCCGGAGGAAATGCAGGCCCGGCTGGAGACTGCCGCCGACGCCGCCGCCAAGTCGCAATACGACCAGGCCGTCTCGGCCTACAACACGACAACCGGCGCGCTCGAACAGCGAGCCGCCGCCGAGCGCGAGCGCCAAACCCGTCTCGAACGCGAGCGGCGGAAGCAGGAGCTCGTCGTAGAGGAGCAGCAGAAGGTCATCAAGGCCATGGAGGACAACCCGCTCGATGAGGACGCCTTCTGGTCGGAGGCACCTGGCCGCAAGGCCGCGGCGTGGATTGCGCTCGCGCTGTCGGGTTTCCTGCAGGGTATCTCGCGCGGCCAAAACCCCGCGTTGAACCAGATGATGGGCGCGCTGCAGGGCGCCAAAGAGTCCTACATGCGGCGCCAGCAGGCCGAGCGCGACTCCATCCTGAAGCGCCGCGAAGCCGCCATCGGCGACGCGCGCACTGCCATGACGACGCTCGACATGCAAATCGAAGGCGCCATGACGAAGTACGCTGACCTGCAGGCGCAGAAAGCCGGCGTTCCGTTGCCGCCGTCGCTGGACACCGTACGAGCGCAGAACCAGCTCAAAATTGCCGAAGGCATGAACCAAATCGGCGCCATGACGGTAGAGCGCGCCACGCGCCGCGAAGCCGAAGAGCAGCGCGCCGTGCCTGCTCACGTCACACCGCTGCGCCGCGGCGACGTCGTGCTGCAGCAGCTCGGCTTGGACCGCAAAGCCGTCGACTCTGCTTTCGACCCGAACGACGGGAACGTGCCAGGCACGGTGTCGGCAGCCGAACGACTACAGGAAATCAAGACCGAGCTCACCGCTATCGCAAAGAAGTACGGCGGCGACCTGCCACAGCAAAATCTGATTTCCTGGGATACTATCGGTGGAGCCGCGCTGGCGGCTAGAACGTTCGGCGACAAATCCGCCGCGGACCAGCTGCGCGCCCGCGGGCTGATTTCCGAAGTCGAGCAGATGGTTAAGCAGTCCTCCGGCACCACAAAGCTGTGGGACTCAAACCAAGAGCGCGAGGACTTGCTGCGCCGAATTAACACCGGCGAAGGCGCTACGACTCTCGAAGTTGTCAACCGCTTGACCGAGCGCGCCAACCAGAACGCGGTGTCGGCGGCGCAGCGCTACACCAACGACCCACAGGGTCTCATCGACTTCATCCGGCTTTCCCGCCAAAAGACGCCGGGCGTCGACACCCAGCCCGTGCAGCCTAGCCGCCGTTTGGCACCGGGCCAGCCCGGCCAAGCGCCCCAGGAGGGCGCCGCGGCGCCCCCTTTAGCTCAGCCCGGCCCCAGCCCGGCGGTGCCAGCAGCGAGGTCGGCGGCGAGCCGGCTGGACGCCGTGCGGCGCGCCTTGGGCAACCCGTGACAGCCGAAGAGCTCGTACAGCACGCCGACCAAGCCGGGCTCGACCCGGCTGCCGTGGCTGCGGTGCTACGCCTGGAGTCAGGCGGCCGCCCTGGAGCCGTCAACGCGACGTCCGGCGCGACCGGACTGATTCAGTTCATGCCCAACACTGCGCGCGGGCTAGGCATCTCCACCGACCGGCTGCGGGAGATGTCTGCAGCCGAGCAGCTGCCGTACGTCATGCGCTACTTCCGCAACGCCGGTCTAACCGAACAGAGCCCGCCTGGTGACTACTTCGTCGCGGTGGCAGCGCCGGGTTTCGTTGGACGACCAGACGACACCGTCGTCTACCGACAGGGTTCGGCGGCGTGGGAGCAGAACCGTCCGTGGCGGCCGCCAGGCGGCGGCGACATCACGGTCGGCAGCATCAAAGCAGCGTACCAACGCCGCGCTAGGACAGACTGAGGACGACAAGATATGGCCGACATCGTAGTTCGCGCACCAGACGGCGCCATCGTCGAGGTACCTGAAGACCAGTACCAACGCGCGCTGGACCAGGGCTACCAGAACGTCTCCCAAGAGGAGGCCAACGCCGCGCGTCAGCAGTATATCGAGAGCGTTGGGCGCGAAGAGGCTGTGCGCCAGGGCGTTCTCGAAGCCAAGCCTGGCTACTCCGTCGGCGTGGCGGCAGCGGAGAAAGCGCTCTCTGCTGCGACGTTCGGCCAGTTTCCAGGGCTGGACCGACCAGAAGCCATCGCCGTCGGTAAGCGGTTCTCCGCTGAGCACCCCTACGCCGCATTCGGCGCCGAAGTCGTTGGCCAGCTGCCAGGCGCTGTCGCGCTTGAGGTGGCCACCGCCGGCGCGGCGCCGCTCCTGGCGGGCGCGGGCTGGGCGGCTCGCGCCGGGTTCCGCGCTGGAGAGTTTGGCGCTCAGGCAGCGCTGGGCGGCGCCCAAACCGAAGGCGAAGCCGCACGGCTGGAGCAGCGTGAGTTCAACCCGACGAACGCCGCTGTCGTCGGCGTGTTCGGCGAGACGTTCGGCCGCGGCGCGGCGTGGGGTTTCTCTAAAGGGCTCGGGTTCTCGCGCAACGCCATCGCGAAAGGCATCCAGCGCGCCGTCGAGCAAGACGCCGGGGACTCGCTGCAGCGCGGCGGGCTACTGAGTGACTTCCGCGTCGCCGCCCATGCGGAGACGTACCAGAAGGAGCTCTCCAAGCTCGCCGCCGACGACCTGGACACCCTGGAGACCGCGTTCAACGAGGTGTCTCGCCAGGACCGCAAACGTCTGCGCGTGGCTCGCGTCGTCGAGGAGCTCCCCGAGCAGCAGCACGCCGTGCGCATGGAGTTGCTCGGGTCGTACCAAAAACTCTACGACGCGCTCTTCGCGGAGGTCGGCGAGGGCGCGCCCGCTCCCGCGCGGCGGCTCCTAGACCAGCTACGCGGCCGCATGGACGTGCTCGCCCAGGACGCCCCTGTCGGCAAGAAACTCTGGCGCCAGCTCGACGAGAACCGCCAAGCCCTGCAAGAGTACTCTGGTGACCTACACCGTGCTTACGAGAACGCGCCGGGTTCGGCGTGGCTCTCGCACGACGGTCTACGCGCACTCGACGACGTGACGCGCCAGACGCGCGAGGCGCTGCTTCGTGAGGACGCTTGGGGGGCCACCGCGGCGCGCGAGCAAGCGGCGTACAACGTCCCGTTCAACGAGAAGTTTTTTCCGAACGACCGCACGGTCCGAGGCAAGCTGTTCTTCGAGGCCGGTGAGTCCGCGCACGGCCGGCCCGTGTTCCGCGGCGACCCAGGCAAGCTCCTGCGGTTGTTTCAGCGCGGAGCCGACGACGTTGATTCCAGCCGCCTCGTCGAGCAATTTCGCGACTGGCTGGACGGCGTCGAGGCCGTCTCTCGCGCCGGTGAGCGCGACACGCCCGCCGCCGCCAGCCGCGCGCTGGAGTCCGTCCGGCGTCTCCGGAAGGCGCTAAGCCACGCGGAGTTCGTCGCACAAGCGTCTGAACGTTTCGCCGGGCGGGCCGAGCTCGCCGAGGTCGGGCTAGGCGCAGGCGCCGGCGTGCTAGCCGGCGCTAGCGGAGGAGGACTGCTCGTAGGCGGTCTGGCCGGCAAGGCTGTGCACGGTCTGCGGCTGTCCAATTGGCTGTTTCGTGCCGCCAAGAAAATCGGCTGGGCGGTCAGGTCGCCAGAGTCGATGGCCGAGCTGTTGGGACGTGGTGCGCTGCCCGCCCGCCAAGGCCCAGACGTGCCAGTCCGGCTCACTGACGACCTGCTGGAGTCCCCGCCGCCAGGGCCCCGCCCGCCAGAGCCCCCGCCAGGCGGTCCAGGCGCCCCGCCAGCGGCCCCGGCCGCCCCGGCTGGGCCTGGGGTGCCTCCGGCGCCTGCGGCGCCTCCTGGGGGCGCCCAGGCGGCCGCCGACGCGGCCGACGAGCTCCGACGGCAAGCAGGCGAAGCAGCTATGCGCGAGGCCCGGGCGCGCTGGGGCGCCAACGCCAAAGGTGATGCCTTTTTCGATACACGTAACCAGCAAATCGCCATTCGACAAATGGCGGACTCGGCCGGTACGGCAGGCGTCTGGGTCGATAGTATCAAAGCACAGCTCGGGCCAGACGCCGAAGTGGCGTTGCGCCAGATGGCTGAAGACGGCAACATCGAGATTCGTGGCGACCGCGTCTACGCCTCGTCGGCTGCGGGCCCGGCCACGCTGCCCAGCCGAGACGTCGGCGCCCTGATTGAGGACACCCTGACGCAGCAGGAGTTCCGCGACGTCGTGCAGCGCCTAAAGGCGTCTGGCTCCGACGAGGCGCGCAGCCTAGCCGACGCGCTGGAGCAACAGGAGGCCGACCTGGTCGACGAAGGGTGGGTGTCGACTGCAGAATATCCGCCACACCTAGAGGCCACCGGGCCAGCGACCCAGCCCAGCCAGGCCGCGACCGAGACGCTCGACATCGTACGGTCTGGCGGCCGCCATGGCGTGGCTGCCGGACTGCTAGAACCGGCTGCACTGCGCGAGCTGGTCAACGCCGACAAGGTGCGTCGCATCGGCGAGCGCGTGTACGCTAGAGGTAGTTTCAGTGCGTACACCCCAGCCACGCCAGCCGCGCCTGCGGCTACGCTGTCGCCAGCTGCCCAGACAGCACAGCAGGCTTTCACCGACCTAGGCATCGAAGTCCGCATGGGCGGACAGCGGCTGCAGGATACTCTAGAGAACGTTTTCAAGGACCGCCCGCCGACCGCCGAGGAGTGGCGCGGAATCATCCCACTCGAAACGTTGCGCGAGCTAGGCCCTGTTGAAAAAGCGCGGGTTGACGTGCTGGGCGACTCGTTCATATGGTCGGCTGAGGGCCAGACCGGGATGACTGGCCCGCATCGCTTGTGGGACGGCAGAGAAGCACCAGGAGGCTACCAAGACAACGCCTGGAAAATCTCGCGCACGTTTTCGCGAGACGACGCCGGCCAACTTGAAGTCCACCACGACCATTTCTTCGTTCGGGGCGACCTGCAGGGTTCTGGCGTCGGTGCCAAAGTCTTGCGCGACATGATGTCTACGTACCGCAAAATCGGCGTAGACGTCGTGTCGGTGGACTCGGTTGAAATCGGCAGGTACTTCTGGCCCAGCGTCGGATTCAACCACCCAGACCCTGACGTCGTGCGACACGCCGTCGAAAGGTACAAGCGCTGGTTGCAAGGCGACGCTGGGCGCGAGCTAGGTCTGACGCCAGACCAACTGCGGCAAGCGCAAGCTGACGCTGACCGCGTGAAGTCGATACCGTCACTCGCACAAGCCGAATTCGGCAAGCAGTTCCTGCTCGAAGTGCCGGGAAACTGGAACTTTGGCCTACAGCTGAAGCTCAACGACTCCGACCCGTTCTACCACCTGATGCGCGGCCGTCTGGACATCGCCGCAGCCGGCCTGGCTGCGCTCGGCGCCGGCGCGCTGGAGGGTGGACCAGACGACGCCTCGCAGGACCAGCCCGGCCAGCCCGCCGCGGCGGCCGGAGCGCCCGTGGCCGGTTTTGCGGCGACCACGGCGCTGTTCTCGCGAGCGCGCGGCCGTCTCGTAACGAACGTAGCCCGCCAGCTGTTCTCCGGTCTCGCCGAGCCTACCGTCAAGACGGTAGCGCGGCTGGCGTACTCACACGCCCAGCTCAAGGCGCGGCGCGAAGAAATCCAGGGCTGGACGCAGGACCCGAACGCCCTCGTCGAGCGCGTGGCGGAAGGGTTCCGCGACGCCCCGCCGGACGTGTTCGCGGCCACCAGCGCGGCAGCATTCCGCGCGGCGAGCTTCCTCCGTGACCGGCTGCCGCAGTCCGGCGCGCCATCGCCTGTGGCTGCGCGCGGCGCGGCGCCACCTGTGCCGGCTGACGCCGCCTCGAAATACGCCCGCTACGAGCAGGCTGCGCTGGAGCCCGGCGAGGCCCTGCGCGAGGCCGCCCAGTCGGGCTACCTGAGCTCTGAGCTTTTGGAGACGTTGGAGGAGCTCTACCCCGACTTGTTGGCGGAGCTCCGCGTGGCGGCGTACCAGACGGTGCAGGAAGGCGCCGGCGCGGGGTCAGTAAGCATCCAGGCCAAGACTCAGTACGCGCGGCTGTTCGACGGCGACGGGTCGCTCGCGAGCCCGGCGTTCTCGCCGACCGCGACCAAGGCGTACGCCTACTCCTACGAGCAGCAAGCCCAAGTCCAGGCTGCCGCGCCGCCCGCCGGGCCGCGGCCTGGGGTCAGTCAGGTGGCGGCGAGTCTGGCGCCGCCGCGTCCTTGGCAGACTGGGTGACGGCACGGACGTAACCGTGGCGCTCCAGGACCCGCCGAAGCACGTCGGGCATCGCGCCGAAAAGCTGGTCCACGAGGGCTTCCTCGGCAGCTTCGTCGCCCGCGCTCGGCGCCAACACGCCAGCGCTGGTGTTTTTCGTCGCTTTCGCGCCCCACTGGTCTGGAAATCGCATTTCGAGCCACGCGATGGCGGCGCGGTAGTCCGTCGTCGCGGCGGCCTGAATTGACTGCAGGTACGGCAGCTGTGAGAGCTGCTCGGCCGCGCGGTACTCACGCGCGAAACTCCGGTAGGGGTCGACGGCTGACGACGACAACCCCATCGTCAGCCACGTGTCCAACACGTCTGGGTCGAGGCCAACCGTCTCTGCCACGGCGCTACGGAACAGCCCGAGCTTGGCGCCCGAGATGAGCTGCGCGGCGACGCCCGGCGTAAGGTCGGGCGCGGCGCGTTGGAGGCCGTCACGCACGGACACGGCGGGTCACTCCCCGAGCGCGAAGAAGATTTCGTCTGCCGACACCAGATGGTACTGGCGCTGGTCGCCGGCGCCGAAGTTGCGCACTAGGCGTGTAGCCATGTAGCTCGGCGAGAAGCAGACCAGGTCGCCGCGGACGAACTCGTCGTCGCGGACGTCAGACCCGGTGCGCGCGACGCGCTCGAACAGCGCTGTGACCGACCCGAGAACCTGGTCGGTTTCCTCACCGGTGGCACGGTGGCCGTGCGCCAGCAGCGCGTCGGGGGCAGACACGCCCAGCCCCGCCAAGCCTGGCCCGAACGTGTGTCGGACGAACGCAGCATCGGTCTCGGGCGTGCGTTCGGTCAGGACGACGCGGCCACGAGGCAGGATTTCGCCGTCGCGGACCTTGGCCCACACAAAACGCTCGTGGACTACACCGCGCTCGACGCCTTCGACGCGGACGAACGCGGAGATGCCCGCTGCGCTGACGCCGCCGTCGTCACCGCCGAGGAACACCAGCACACGGTCGCCTGGCTCCAGGTCCGGCACGCGCGACGCGAGCACAACCACCTCGTGAGAGTTGTGGCTGGTCGCGAGCGTGTCGGCCGCCGGCAGAAACAGCCCGGAGTCCGTCTTGGCCGCGCCCTCCGTCAGGAGGAGCTCGCGGCCGAGGAATTCGACTCGTGATGCCTTGGCGTCGGTGGCCGGGTCGGCTACGACGACGTAGCCGTTCTTGCAATAGATGGCGGTTTTCATTCGGGCAACTCCACCCCTGCTTCGCGCAGTACGTGCAGCGCAAACGAAAATTTGCTGACACGGTCGTACACTTTGTGGGCTTCGCTCTGCGCCTCTTCGAGCGCAGCTTCGGCTTTGGCAACCCGTGCCCGGACGTCACGCAACTCTGCGTCGGCGATTTTGGCCTGGGCGAGAAATTCTTCGATGGTCATGGCTAGTGTGGCTCCTTCGTTCACTTCGAATCAAATCTAGCCAGGAACTCTTCCCGTGTCAACTTCCGCTTCGACGACGGGGTAGCCCCGTCGGCGCGTTCTGGCGTCGGCGCGCGGCCTGGCTTGGGTGGCGTTGCGCCACCAAACAGCGGCGCCAGCCGGGCGTGTTCATCCTTGGCGCGGCGGACCGCGCGCGCAGCGGCCTGCTTGAATGAGATGTTCGGCTCGCCGGTCGCTTCGTCGAGGTTCTCGCGTAGTATGGCCACGACACGGTCCTCCCAGCCCGGCAGCTGCCGTACAACGTGGTCGTCTGGCACGTCATCGCGCACCGCTTCGAGCAGCACGCGCTCCGCGGCTGGCGCGCGCCGCGGGGCCGGCACAGCCGCTGCGGAGGCCGGCAGCCCTAGGCGCGGCGCCAGCGTAGCCCAAGGCTCGCCGGCGGCGTACTCCAGCAGATCGCGCAGCGCGCCGACGTCGCGGGTCTGGTCGTAGCGCTCCAGGTGCCGGTCGAACGGCTCGTAGTGCTCCAGCACGGCCTTGATGTCGGTCTTGACGGTCTCGATTTCCTTCCGCAGCCCGGCCTCACGTCGGTTGCGCGCGGCCCACTTGGTTGAGCGCTCGTCAAAGTCGGCCGAGTCGGCGCCGGTCAGCTCGGCGACGGTGTCTAGGTCGCCGGCCTTTAGGGCCTCGACGACCTTGGCGGCGACGTCAGCCGGGGCAGAGGTATCCGAGTTCTTCGCAGAGTCGGCAGACTTGGCCGAAGCGGGCGGGGCAGACGTCGGCGACGCTTTTGGGTCGTCGGCGTCCTCCGTCCCGGCCTCCTCGCCGTCGTCTGAGACGGGCTCCACCGTCGCGAGCTCCGACGCCACGTTGGGCGGAGGGTCGGCGAGTTTGGCTAAGAACGCGGCTTTCTTGGCTTCGAGGGCGGCTGATTCAGTTTCGGCGTCGGTCATTGTGGGAGGAGCTCTCCTTGAGCTACGGGGGCGGGCCCGGCCGGGCCGCCAGGGCCCAGCGCGGGCGCCATCAAGCCTTGGGCGCCGGCGTTCATGCCTGCAGCGCCTTGGGCAGGCGGCAGCACGCCGAGCGGGGTCTGCGGGGCTTGCGGCGGGTTGACTTCGTTCGACATCATCTGGACGAGCTCGCTGATGAATTGTAGGAAGTAGTCGAGCCGCTCCTGTGGGAGCTCGTCCATCTCGGCTTCCATCAGGGCATCGATGACCTGGACCATCGCGTCTGGTTTCCGCAGCCACGGCCGCGGACTGAGATACTTCACAGGCTCGTCTTCGCCGGCCATCCGCCAGTTGTCAATTTGCCACGCCACCCAGCGCCGCTGCGTCTTGACGGCGCGCGTCTCGCCAGGCGTGTCATAGTGCTCCAGCACCGCGATGAACGCCTCGAACGGGATGGCGCCAGACTCGGCCAGCTCTTGGGCGTACTGCACCCGTTCTTCCGGCGTGTTTTTCTTTTCGCCGATTGGTTTGATGCGTACTTCGAGCCCGTCCAGGTCGAGGTCGAGGATGTCCTTCGCCTTGATTTCTTTGGAGAAGAGCTCGCCTCGCCACTTGCGCTTGAAGCCACGGTTGTTTTCGTATAGCTTCCGCTGCGCTTTCAGAATGTGCCGTGCGATGTCGACCGCAATCCAATGCTGGTAGGCGCGGTGCCCCCACGCAGCTCGGTCGTCGAAACGCGACGCCGCCTCGCGCTGCGCCACCGCGGACGGCAGGCCAGGCTCAGCTTTGGCTGCGGAGTGCATCTCGTCGATGCCGAGCGTGCGCGCAATGCCGCGCTCGTGTTCGGCGAGGAGCTCCAGGTCGAGGCGGTTGAACGGCGGCGGGTTCTCGACCGTTGGCGTGTAGCCTGGCGTCTTGACCTTGACGACCTTGACGTGGTGGACGGACTCCAGGTCGCCGATGTCTTCGAGAGCGGACTCGTGGACGTAGTGCACCTGGCGGTCTGTGTTCGTGTGAGCAAAGTCGCACGACGCCAGAATCTCGTTGGACTTGATGATTTCGTGGTAGGCGTAGTCGATTGGCGGCGTGCCCCAGAAGCCGACCATCGACGGAGCCGCGTGCAAAAAGGCGTACGGTGGTTCGGTTTCCTCCCAATCCTCCCACACGAGCACGGTGCCGTCGCGCAAGCACATGATGTGTTTGCCGTCCTCGTCGCCGACGCGCATCGCCCAGGCTTCCCAGACGGGCACCTGTTCGATGCGGCCGATGGTCTCGTTGTACGCCAGGCCGAGCGCCTCGCGCGACTCGACGGCGGCGAAGATTTTCTCGCGGTACTTGCGGTCGACGCGCGCGGCCAACTGGTCCGGCGGCCACCAGGTGAGCTCGCCGAACGTGCGCGGGTTGTTGTACGCGAGCTCGGAGTCGTCGAGGAACATGTCGAGCGTGTCGTGCAGCTCGACCACGACGCGGTCTTCACGCGGCCACGGGTAGACCTTGGCGGCGACCGTGCCGGTCGCGCCGTAGGCCAGCCGCAGCCCATGGTGACCGAGCGCGTAGAGGTTCGGGAACAAACCCTGCCGCTGGTCGTACTCCGCCTCCAGGAGACGGTTTGCAATGGTGACCTTGCGCTTCAGCTCGTGGTCGCCGTCCGTCACCATCAAAGCTGGCTGCGGGTTCTCTTCAGCCGCCACCTTGGAGACGTAGGTTTCGACGTACTCGAAAAACTTGTTGCGGATGAGCTTGAACTCTGCCTCGTCCGTGCGGTCGACCCACTCGACGGAGCCCGGCCACGAAAAGGCATCGTCCCGCATGTACGGCGTGTCGAGGTCGCGGTTTTGATAGCCGCCGGTCAGCCGCCGGGCGCGGGCTCGGCGCCAGGAATTGTGACGCTCGTAGTCCTCCTGGATGTCGATGATGGCTTTGGCTGCGAGCTCTTTTGACAGCTCAAACCACGGTTTTCCGAATCGTAACACTTCCAGGCTCTCCAAAAGGGCGCGAAGGAAGCCGTGGCCGGCGTAAGGAAGGAGCCATCTGTCGAAGCCGAGAGGCGCGGCGGAGTTTGGCCCAGACTTCCTTCGCCAAGATATTGTAAGACTTGACGGCTGGCCAGTCAAGCCTCAAACTGGGAGTGTGCTGCGCCCGCTGACCAAGCTGCTCAAGGTCCCGCCCGTCTGGCTGCTGCTGGAGCCCCACCAAATCCGCCGTAAGCAGGCGAAACTATGGACAGATTGCTCGGGACGACGGTCCGGCAAGACGTTCGGGTCGGTTGGGTGGCTCATCGAAGACTGGGCCAACCGGCCAAAGCAGTCTGCGATTTTCGCCGCCTTGACGACCGAGCACGCCGTGCGCATCGCATGGGACGCTACTGAAGAGCTGGTCCGACGCACACACGCCCACGCTGTGTACACAGCGTCGCCGTCGCCGGTCTGGACGTTCCCGAACGGGTTCCAGCTGTACCTCGTCGGGTTGAAAGACATGCGCCAGGCCAACCACCTGCGTGGCATCCCGAAAATCTGGCGCATTGTTATCGACGAAGCCGGCCAGATTCCGGACGGGCTGCTGGAGTACGCGGTGCGCAACGTCATCCAGCCGGCGCTCGCCGACACCGACGGGCAGCTGCTGCTCACGGGCACGCCTGCGGACACCGGCGTCGGGTTCTACGAAGACCAAATGCAATATTGCGAAGCGCGCGGCACTCATACGTGCTTCACGATGGCCAACAATCCCCACCTCGCGAAGCCTGGCGCTGAGCTGATTGAGGAGGCCTTGCGAGAGAACTACGGCGGCGACCCGGAGAACTTCACGTTCCGGCGCGAGATTTTGGGGCACCGCGTGCGCGACACCGGCGTACTGGTCTACAACACCCCCCCGCTCGACGAGTTCTACGAGCCAACGCCGCTGCTGCGGCCGAGCTCGTACGTCACGCTCGGAATCGACATCGGCTGGCACGACGGTGCGGGATTCTCCGTCGTCCAGTCGCGCGACCCGGAGCCCGGCGCGCACGTCCGGCTGGCGTACCGCGAGCCCCATCTGACTCTGCCACGCATCGCCGCCATCGCCGAGCGCCTGCGCTCACAACACAACGTCGGAGAAATCTTCGTGGACTCCGCCGGCGGTGGCGGGCGCACGCTGGTCGAGACGCTGGCGGCGCAATACGGGCTCCCCGCGCAGCCCGCCGACAAGCGCAACCGCCGGATGCGGATTGAAGGACTGCGGGCGATGCTCGACGCGCGAACGCTCCGCGGCACGGTCGGCGCCACGCAGCAGCTGCTGGACGAATTTCGCGGAATACCCTGGAACGAAGACCACGATGACCACCGCGAGGGCTACGTCGACGAAGCCGTCGACGCCACGCAATACGCACTCCAGGGCCAAGGGTTCTCGTTCAACACGACGTGGCGCGCCGAGCTCACGCCGGAGGAAGAAATCCGAAAGCGGATGCGCGAAGTCCAGCAAAACCGGCGGTCTGCGCGGCGCTCAGGGCGTCGGTGACCCAGGTGGCTCGTCCAGCAGCCCAGGGCACGCCGCCCGCGCCGCACGCCGGCTGGCGTCGTTCTTGAGCGCCACCAGTCCGCAGTGACGACAGACGACCCATGGCACCGGATTGCGCGTCGTGCGCTTGGTGACCGCTGGCGATACGGCGTCGAAGCTGTGGGCGCCGGCACGGCGCGGCTGGCGGCGTGCGGACGTCATGCGAGTTCCTCGCGCGTGACACGCACCCGCGAGCGCTCACCGTATTGCGCGTGGTACGTCACGGCTTCGACCAGTCGTGCAGCGCGGTAGCCTTGCGAGTGGTGCCAGAAGTCAGGCGCGCACAGCGAGTTGAACGACTCCCAACGCCCCCATCGAAACTCCTGCACGTTCTTGTGATGGATGTGCCCCGTTAGAGCGACGCGATGGCGCGTCTCGCCCACGTCGCCGGGGCGGTCGGCGAGCATGATGTCGCCGAGCTGCTGCGGCGGGATTTTCTTGTCGCCGTGCGTCATCAGGAAGAAATTCTGCCCGAACCGATAGTACAAAAACGGGTCAGCGTTGTCCAAGACGACCAGGCGCGGCTCGTTGCGGTACCACGCTTGCAACACGGCGCGCGTGACCTGTGCCATGTCCGGGTCGTGGTTGCCGGGGACTAGCGCGACCGTGACGGTCTCGTGGGTGGTCAGCAGCAAGTCGAGGATGTGGCGCAACGCCCCGAGGCCTTCGTCCAGGATTTTGGCTTTTCGACCGTCGACGTCGAGTTTGTTCTTGCCGCGCGGCGTGAGCTGGGCGTTGTCTTCTGCGTGCCACAAGTCGCCGACTTCAACGAACAGCGCGTGGCGGGCTGGCGGCACGCGCGCGACCAAGAGGTCGCCCGACCGTCGCAGTTCGCGTACGGCAATTTTCAAGTCAAAGTTGGAGCCGGTCTCGCGTGCGTGACTGAGAAGACCGATGTGCGGGTCGCCCCACACGAACACGTTCAGCAGCTCGTCGAGGCCAGGCGCGGCCGGCGCCGGCGTAGGCGCCAGCGCCGGCACGGTGGCGCGCACGTGGCGCGTCACCGCATCGAGGAAGTCGAACGTCCCTATGCGGGTGGCAGGGGCGCGAGTCTTGACCCATTGACCTACCACGTCACCGTCGGCGCCGAACAGCGTCGACACGCCGACGACTTCGTGGCCGAGCGGCACCGGGTCTGAGTACGGGGCGTCGCTCACAGCGTGTTACTCCCTGACAGCTCGGCTTCCAACTCCGCCACGCGCTCCTGGCACGCGCCGAGCCGCGCCAGCGTGGCGTCCTCGTCGGCGTCCACCTCCAGCAGTGCCGCGACAGTGGCGCGGGTGTTCGTCAGCTCGCCGTGGAGCTCGCGGACCTCTCGCAGGGCGGCGTCGAGTTTGGTCGCGAGGCTGTCGAGCTCCGCCTCGGCTTCGTAGTAGTGACACCAATCGCCGTAGACGTCGAGCTCCATGCTTCCGGCCATGTCTACCGAGAACCGGTCAATCGTGGATTTCATACTTCTTCTTCTTCCCTTCTGGCACACGCAACCAAGCGTGCGCGATGCCTACGGCTTCCAAGACGTCGGCGCGAGCGCGGCCCGTAGTCACCACCAGGTCGCCGTAGGCCTCCTCTAATCTAGCCAGCACGACGCGCTTTGGCAACCGTCGTGAGCCCGGCCACAACAACGCGCGCCAGTCGTCGGGCTGGATGCGGAATTTCCGCGCGGCCTGGACGCGCTCAAACAGCCGCCCTGCCGTGAAGCTCAGCGTGTTTTGTGACTTGCGCGCTATCTTGACACGACGGCCGTTGCGGTACAGGTAGCCGCCGGAGTGCTGCGCTTCGAATACGGCTTCGTCGTATGGTATAACCGAGATGTCTTCGGGCGCCGACCAGCTAAATTCGCCGTCCACCAGGCAGCAAAAGCCAGGCGATGCGCCTGGGTCAACTCCGAGGATTCTCACGGCAGCACCACCCCGAACTCCGCCGCGCGACTGAGGAACGAAAACTCCGCCTCGTCTGGCGTCTCCGGCACGACGCGCGTAGCGTACGGCTCGTAGTCGGAGTACATCATCGGGTGGCTGAGGTCGTACGGCCGTCCAGCGAAAAGGTCGCGGGCCTCGGCCCGACGCGCACGAAGGTCGGCGTCCTTGACGGCTGGGCAGTCGCGCCACCACACGCCGAAAACCTGTTGCAGCACGGTATCCCAGCTGTGTTCGATTTCGTAGTACTGCGGCAGCAGCCGCTTCAACCCTGACACGACGTCGCCGAGGTAGGCCTCGGCGGAGTCGTGCAGCAGACCGGCGAGCTGGACGTACGGCGGGTAGCCCTCCTCTGCCAGCCGTCGGCTCACGTAGACCGAGTGGCTAGCGACGGAGTAGAAGTCGTCCACGGCGCCACCGAATCGCCCTGTGCGCGCCAAATGGTGCGCGATGTCGGCGATGTCGATGTCTTCCGGACGCGGGTCTAAGAACGAGACCAGGCGCCCGGTGTGCGTGCGGAAATCACCCGGCATGGGCGGCCTCGCCGTCGTCGCCGTCTACGATGTACCACCGCAGGCCGTCCTCTGCCGAGAACTCGGCGAACGCACCGCAGCTACGTAACGTGACGTACACGTCGCCGTTGGCTAGTATCTGCACCTCCTCTACGTCGGAGGCTGCAATCGACACGGGTCCGTTGGACCCTTCCTCGAAGATGTACTTTTTCATGTCTGCTCCTGGCTCCTTCTTCGCCGGCGCCGGGAGCGCCGAACCTCTGTTGTCTACGAGCGTCCCCGCGGCCGCGGCGTCTCGCAGGATGGCGAGCGACGCTAGCGCGTGGTCCAGGTGGTGCACGCCTGAGTCAGGGGCGACGTCCTCGCCGTCTTCCCAGGCCTTGATGTGGCGCAGCGCGGCAGCGGTGTAGACGAGCGCGCGGATACCTCCGCTGGTGCGCCAGTTCAGCCGGCCGTATTTCTTCTCGCCGTTGGCGAGCGCAGCCGCTAGCCCGACGAGCATCGGCCCCGTCACGAGGGACAGGTCCGGCTTCGACGACGCGACCAGCCCTTTCGGGTCTTTGGTTTCCATGGTTTCTTCAGTGCTCTTTCTCGCGCGCCGTCCACACCAGTAGACGCCCGCGATTATCTGTGACTCTACCAACCTTTTGTCCGTTCACACGTTTTGCAAGCGAATAGGCCGCGTGGCCTTCACTTTTTGTTCGGACTTCCGGCATGACGTGGGCGGCGGCCTCATCGAGGATGCGCTCGAAGATGACGTCGACTTCCGTCAAATCGTCCGGGGCGTCGGGGGTTTCCAGCGTGAACGAGTCGTGCACGAACAAGGCTGGGTGCACGCCAACCAACGCCCCACCCGGCAGGTAGCACGCCTCCGCGAGCCGCCAGCCGGCCTCGTGCATGATGGCTGCGGCCCAGCCTTGGAACGGCGTGTTGCACGCCGCGGTGTACCAGAGGTTCCGGCGCTTGACACCTAGGTACGGGATTTCAGCCTCGAACGAGCCGTCGTAGCGCTCGGTGCTGGCGACGTACTCGTGGTACTTAGGGCCGACGGGCACGGCGGTGGCCCAGGCCTCGCGGAGCGCTTTCGACTCTTCCAGCGTCAGGACGATTTTCCCCTTGCTGAGAGCGCGCACGTAGTCGACGTACTTGCGGTACCCCATGCCGCCCATGAAACCGAAGTTGGCGTTCTTGGCGCGCGTGCGAGCGTTCTCGGCGAGCTCGTCGCCAGCTTTGCGCCGACGGAGAAGCTCTTGCGGCGTCACGCCGAGCAGCTGGCCGCCGAGCACGGCGTGCATGAAACCCGGGTCGCCGGATTGGTTGATTTGGTCCGCCATGCTGGAGTCACCCAGCAGCCGCACGCCGAGCGCCGCAAACGTGCAGAGCTCGACGCCGGAGTAGTCGCGCTCTAGAAACGCGAACCCGGGCGCCGGCTGGATGCACTGCCGCACCAGGCCCGCCCCCGGCAGATTCTGCGCATTCGGGTCGGAGCACGTCGTGCGGCACGTGTCGGCCAGGCCGTAGCGCGGGTGCAGCCAGCCACGCTCCAGCATCGGCACGTCGGCCGACTCGGCCTTGACGAGCTCAGAGTAGTGGGCGAACGCCTGCAGGCGCGGATTGCCGGACGACTCCAGCACGAGCGCCGAGCGCTGAGGCTGGCCTTGTGGGAACTTCTTCGACGGCGGCGTGAGCGGGGGGCGGCCGTCGTAGGCGCGCACGATGGCGGGCTGCAGGCGGTCTTTCACCATGCACGAGCCGTCGGGGCGGACGAAGTACCCCGCGAGCGGGCACGCCTCGTCGTGCGGCTCTTGGCCGCACTCACACTGGACGTCGTCAGGCTGCGTGAAGAGCTCCCGCAGCTCGGCCAGCTGCGCAACGACGTCGTCACGGAACGCCGCGACCAGGTCGGCGTCAGTGCGCAGGCCCCAGACCGACATCAGCTGCAGCCAGAATTGCGTACGCGACACGAGCGCCACGGCCGACAGCGGCACGTCGCGAGCAAAACGCTGGTACTGGCGCTGGAACAGCTTGCCGACCAACAAGTCGGTCAGAGCGTAGTCACGGTGCAGCTCCGAGCGGATTTCCGTCTCGTGCAGGAAACGCCCGAAGTCAACCGACAGCGGGCACGGTTCCCACGCCCCGTTCTTCTTCTGGCAGAGCCGGCCGTCTGGCACCTTGGCGTTCATTACCTCCGGCACAGGCACACCGTGCGCCGCCATAGCGCCATCGACGGAGAGGTTCTTGCGCGTCGTCAGCCCAGCGATTTCGCCGAGCCGTTCAAACACCCACGTGCACAGCACGCGCCCCTCGCGGTACGCACGAAAGACCTCCACGACGAGGCCTTCGCGCACGAGCACGGCCATGTCGTAGGCGATGTTGTGGCCGACCAGCACGACGTCTGGGTCGTCCAGCAGTCGCTTGACGTGCGCGAGCGCGCCGCCGGCCTTCGTGACCAAATGGCGTGTCGACGGGTCGGCGAGCGTGGCGAGCTCCTGGAACTGCACACACACGAGCTCGGGCGCCATGTCACCCGGCCCGAACGGAACCGTCTCTGAGTCGTATGCGTAGTAGCGTCGTGCCATGGCCCACACCAAAAAAGACGGCCGCCAGTTATGTTTGGCGGCCGCCGCAGCCATCTTACGACGACCACTCCGTTCCCTTTCACTGGTGGGCCTACGTGCAACCAGGTACTGCGTGTGTACGTTACACAGGTTGATTTCTTACGGCTCGAACACTTCGACAACAGTCTCGACGCGGCCGAGCAGGGCGCCGGCGCGGTCGCCGAGCACGACGGACCGCCCCGGCAGGAACAGCAGCTCGTCCTCGCCGGACGCAGGCTCGTAGCACGAGTCGCACCAGCCGGTGTACGTCTCGCCAGCGACGGTGAAACGCACGACGTTGCCTTCGTCGACGCGCGCCTCGCGAAGGATACGCGCGACGTCGACTCGGTGCAACGGACACGAAAAGCTCCAGGTTTGGTCGGCTTTCATGACGTCACGCGAGGCTGAAGTGGAGCTTGTGGATGAGTGCGCCGGTGCGGGTTTTCCGAACGAAACGGTTCTCGAACCGCATCCGTATGCCGAGAGGTTCCACCTCGCGGTGCAGCTCTAGCAGCCTCGGAGCTGCGTGGTACTTCGGCGAGCCGTCGGGGTTGAGCTCCAGCGGGTCACCCTCGTACTGGTCGAGCGCCGCCGCAAAACGGACACGCTGTTCGGCCATCTCGGCCATGACGAATTCCTTGATGGTCGGGTGGCGGTCCCAGAACCAGACGGTCAACGTGCTGTTGACTTTGACGGCCGGGTTGTTGGACTCCAGAATGCGGATTTTGAGCCGAAAACCACGTGAGTCGTAGTTCTTCTCGGCTTTGCCTTCGATGAGCTCTACGAGGCAGTCGAACGGCACGTTGTACGGCAACAGGTCGCCGCGCGCTTCAGAGATGAGCTGGCGCGACTCGGCTGAGTCGCTGTAGCCGATGATTGCGGCTGTCTCGCGGTCGACGGCTTGCTGCGTCACGATGGCGCTGGCGGCTTGGGTGGTGGGGTTGGTGGGGGCAGGCATATTACGACTGAAACTCCTCTAGTTGTTTGGCTACGTTCGGACTCAAGAGCGGGTTGGACTTGCCCGTGAGTTGCTGAACTAACATGGCTCTTTCGATGGCAGTGTGCAAGGCCCTAGCAGCGCCTTTCCCGTTGACCACGACGTCGGCGTCGACGTACGGGTGTTTTTGGCCCTGGCGTGCGGTGCGACCGACCAGCTGTTTGAACTCCTCGGGGTCGGCGCTGGGCTCCAGGATGAGGTTGCGCCAGTAGTGTGTCTGGAAATTGTACGCCTCAGAGCACGAGTCGACAGACAGCACGGCCGTCTGGCCGTGGTCGGTCGGCAGCTGGCCGCTGGCAGCGCGACACAGGCTGCGGTGTAGAGGCGCGTCTAGTGCCTCAGCGGCAGCCTCTTGTAGCGCGCGGTGCCGAGCCCAAACCAGCGTCGGCGTGGTGCCCGCGGCCAGGCTGGTGGCCCACGCGAGCGGGCCCGTGGCAGCCCCCGGCAGCCACACCGGCACCGGGTCTGGCACCGGGCCCTCGACCTCCTGCGCTCGCAGCCAACGCGCGTACTCCTCTGGCTCGACGTCTCGAACTTGGGCCTCAGTGTGCACTCCGTCCAGCCCGGAGAGCACTACGCGCCGCACGACGCGCCCCCAGCGCTGGCGGGCCTCGCGGTACCGCTGGCTGGGCCGCGGGCGCGTCTCCAAGTAATAACCCCAGGCGAGCTGGCGGTCAACCTCAGCGGCGTGGGCGGCGGACTCTATCAGGACGCCGTCGCCACCCGGTAGCTCCCACGTGTCGGGCAGCTCGGCCACCGGCCCACCTGGTGGCCGCAGCAGCCGAATGTGGACCTCACCGTCGTATGACCCGACCCCACCAACGTCCAGGAACACGCCCGGTGTGGCTGCTAGCCTGGCGCGGAACGCCCCACGAGCCGAAGGGCCAGCAGCCTCGAAGTGGGCCTCCAGCGCGTCCAGGCCAGAGCGCAGCTGCGGCACGAGTCCACGGGCCCGGGACCGCAACGCCCACGTCAAGCCGTAGGCGAAGTCGTGCAGCCGGCCCGACATACTCGGCGAGCCGGTGAACACGGCCACGCGCACGGCTGGGTTGGCCTCGAGGTACGCCTCAACGCGGCGGCGCGCGGAGTGACCGAGCCCGCGCGCGCGGTGGAACTCGTCGAGTAGCACGTCGGACGGCGCGTACTCGGCGACCCAGTTGGCCTGCTTTTTGCCCGTCAGCCAGGCGTACGTCGCGATGGCACACGAGCCCGGCGGCCCCGGGCCGCCCGCCGCCAAGTGCGCCGGCACGCCGTACTCGCGGAATTGGGCGAGCGCTTGGCGCGGGGCGGGCGTCACCAGCAACGGCCGCGCGCACCGAGCCGCAATCTTGGCCGCGACGTACGTCTTCCCTGTACCTGGGTCGAGCCAGACGACGACGCCACCGAGCTTAAAATAGGCCTCGATGGCGTCGCGTTGCCAGGGGTGTGGGGTGAAAGGTTCAGCACCAGTCACAAGCCAGCGCCTCACGCAGCCGCGCCTCGGTCAGGGCGAGCTTTTCACGCAGCCGGCCTACCTCAGCGCGCAGGGTCACGGCTTCGGCTTCGGCACGGTCGCGCTGGCGCAGTGCTTCATTGGTCTGAATATGCGCAGTGTGCATTTCCCGCTCCGCCGCCTCGCACTTTGCCTTCCACTGTACGGCTTCGGATTCGGAGTCCTGACGGCGCTTCTCGACTCCGTCTGCCGCGAGCTGTGTACGCAGGCGCTGTTGCTCCGCCGCCTCGGCGCGGCCGTTGGCCTTGTTGGCTATGTCGGCAGTTGCGAGGCCCGCTGCGTGCAGCTCTGCGTTCCGAGCCTCCAACTCCGCCACGCGGGCGTTGGCGGCGCTCGTCTCAGCTCGGAGACTATCGCGCATCTCGTTCATCACCTGCGCGTGCGTCTCCAACTCCACCACGCGGGCGCGGAGCTGGTCGACCAGGGCCTCGGTAGCTTCGTCGTAGTCGACGACGCGCTGCAACGTGCCGTCGCGACGTTCTCGGTACAAGACGGCGAAGCTCACAACGCCCCCAGCCGACGCAGCTCGTCGTTCAGTCGCGAGACCAGCGTGGCCGCGGCGTCCGCAAACTGCTGTACGGCCGTGGCGAGCGCCTCAGTGCGTTGGGCGTCCGCCGACGCCGCGGGCGCGGGCTCAGCCGCGGCTGAGCGCGGCTTGCGCGGCCGACCGCGACCGCGGCGGACGGACGGGTCGGGCTCGGCCACGACGACCAGCTCCGCGCCCGCCTCAACGGCGGCGCGGACCTCGCTGACGGGACGCGCCTCCGGCCCGTTAGGCCCTAGCACGTACGCTTTGGCGTCGTCGACGTGGTCGCCGGGCGCCGGCTCGCGTGGCGCCACGACACGCTGAAACTTTGGCTTCGATGAATGCGGCTCGCCTAGCACCGTCGCCACGTCCTCTCCGACGTCGTTCACCATGGTGGGTCCACGCGGCGCCACGTCAGCGCGGCGGTCATCCTGCGTGCCGTTGGCGGCCTCGGCGGCCTCAGCCACTAGCGCGGCGTAGACGTCCTCGCGGGACTCGGTCACAACGACGCCTTGTGACGCCGCTAGGGCGTCCAGTCGGTCTGGCGCGGTGGGCGGGTCTGGTGGTAGCGCGTCGACGAGCTGCGCCATCAGGTTGGCGTTGGGTGTCGGGCGCAGCACGGCTTGCGCTGGTGGTGCGGCCGGCGCAGGGCGGTTGACTGCGGGTGGCGCGCCGCCGGCTTGGCGGGCGCGTAGTTCTGCTAGTGAGGCCATGATGGGTAGGTGTCTCCTTCCGTCTGTTCTGTCGGCGGTCTGGTAGTCGTGTTTCTGTCGTCCGATGTACGGGTTGCAGGCGTGGCGCATGAAGCACCGGCTGCATGAGTCATGATTGGCCTCGGCCTCCTCAGGCGCAAGGCCCTCGGTGGCGGAGAGTTCCAACATCCGCTCGATGGCCGGACGAACGTGCTCGGCAAACCACGCGAGCGTCTCAGCGCGCTGAAACACCCGCGTCGCAGCCCACGCCGCCCCCACGGTCGTCTTGCTGGCGTAGAGCCAGCGCGTCTCAACGCTCAGCCGGTGCGGGTCGGCCTGGAACTCAGCCCAAGCGTAGCACCGCGCCTGCCAGTCCTCAGCAAGCGTCTCGTGCGTCTTGGCGTACGCGGGCGTTTTGGCGTCGCGGCCGCGCCCCGGCCCGCGGTCGACAGTGGTCTTGACGTCGCACACCACGCCGCCCGCGGCCGCGCGAACATCAGCGCGGCCCGTCAGGAACAAACCCGGCGCCAGCGGCACGCGGTAGCGGTGCTGGGTCGTCACGCCGGGCCCGGCTGCCGGCAAAAAGCCGACGAGCGCGCGGAACATCCTCAGCGCGCGGTCCGCGAGCTCCAGCCACTTGGCGTCGTCGAGCGCCTGGCCGACGTTGGCGTTGCGCGGGTTGGCGCGGACGATGGCGACTACCTCAGCCGCGCCCGACCAGGACGTCCGACCCTCGCCGGAGTACGCCTCGGCCAAGTAGTCCACGAGCGTGCCGAGGGCCAAGTACTGGCCCCCGGCGTCGTCCGGACGTGCCACGCCCGCAACAGACTCGTAGTACCACCGCCGCTCGCACGCCGCGAAGGACTGGAGCTGGCTCGGCGAGACGTAGAGCGGCGCGCGTCGGCGGGTCACAGCTGCGGCCGCTCAAACTGAGGCCAGACCTCAGACGTGCCACGAATGTGCGCAACGGCCTCCGCGCGAGTGATGGCGTCGTTGTCGAAGCGCTTCGTGGTGTGGTTCACGCCGTAAAAGTCCAACCGACACTGCTCGCCAGTCTCATGATACCAGACATCGGCTGCTAGCGCGTCAAACGTCCAGCTGCTGTCGTCGTACTGCTTGGCAAACTTGCGCGCCAAGCCTGGGCGCACGGCGAGGATGTGCCCGGCGATGCACGACGCCGTGTCGCACGTGACCTGCGGGAGCACGTCGTCCGGGTCGTCGTCGTAGTCGAAGTAGTCGAAGTAGTCCGTCGTGAAGTCACGCATGTTGAAAGTGTGGTCCTCGGCCAGAATCGAGGCTTCGAGGTCTTTCAGGAACTTGCTCTTTTTTGACATAGTGGTGGTCCTCCGGGTCCTCTCAGTACTCATCGTGGTTCGGTTCGAGCTGAGGCCAGTCTGGGTTGGCGCCAAGGACGTGCGCGATGGCGGCGTCGCGAGGGATATCTTCGAGGCGATAAAAGGCCGGGTAGTCATCCTCAGGGTCGCCGTCAGGGTCTACAGCGGTCACCCCGTAGAAGTCGAGCCGACACGGCTCGCCGGTTTCTTCTTCGTAGATACGCTTGGCACGCTCAGAGTGCGAGGGTACGGTTTTCGCGAGCTCCAGCGCGCGGTCTCGGCGCAACGCCTCGATGTGGCCGGCGAGGCAGCTCGCCGTCTCGCAGCTGGGCGGGCTGCTTTCGTCTCCGAACAGCCCGGTAGTCCAGTACGCCATGTTGAAGTGCAGGTCTTCGTTCCGTAACTGTGTCACGAGCTCGTTCAGAAAGGCTTGTTTGCGTGGGTTCTGCGTCGTAGGCGTCGTCATGTTGTCTCTCTTGCTCCTGTTTTTTCTTAGTCGGACTGCGCGCCTGGCCGGGCTTTCAACCGTACACCGCGTTTCGCCAGGCGCGCCATGTCCATTGCGTACGTGGAACCTAACACTGGCCGCGCGGAGCGCAAGTGGTTACATTCCAAGAATGTACGGCACAGCCTTCGCCAAAGTTTTGGCGTCAAAGAAGCCAAGCCCTGTATTGCACTTCGCGCACAGCCAGCCGCGAATGCGTCCGGTGGCCGGGTCGTGGTCTAGGTGCAACGGGTCGGCGTGGGCACCGCAGAGCTCGCACGCACCAGCCTTGCGCTCGCCGTGGGCCTCGACAATGCCTCGCGACTTGCGCATACTTTTTCGCGTGCTAGCGGCTGACGCCTCGCGGTTGCGCTCGCGCCACCGGCGTGTGTACTCACGTTGTCTAGCGCGCACGAGCGCTTTCACATCAGGAGGTGCAACCGCTAGCGCGGCGTTTCTTGCGATGCCGCGCAAACGTGCGCACTCTTTACACTCGCCAGTGCCGGCATAACGGCCTACCACGGCAATCTCATGTCCTCGGTTGCAGAAAGGTTTCTTGTGCATAACACTCAATCTCACCATTCAAACAGCAGTAGTCAAGGGCCATTACGGCTGACGCATTATCCCCGGATGTCCGTCCGCCAGCGCGCGGTCGGCGCAATCGTCGAGCTGGCCGACCTCGACGAGCTTGGCGAGTACATCCTCGACACCGCCACCGACGACCACGAGAAAGGTGCGGCCGGCTACTGGGTGGCCGCGCCGGTGTACGGCACGCGGTCCAACGCGAACACGGAGCCGACGCGCGTCGTGGCGCTCGATTGGGACGACTCCGACGTGGCGCCAGACCAGCACCCAGGGCTACGCAGCTTAGCGTGGTTCGCTCACACGACGGACTCCCACACGCCGGACAACCCGCGCTGGCGCGTCTGGTTGGTTTTGGACCGCGAGTACACCGTCGACGAGGTCGGGCGCGCGCAGTGCCCGTGGGAGGGCGTGTACCTCAGGGCGGCGTCCCAGCCGGCGTTCGTCCCGACGCGCGCAGACGAGCTGGAGTGGGTGTCGTCCGCGGCCGGCCGACCCCTCAGCCTACTAGAGTGGGGGGCAGCCCCCGCAGAGTTAACGCGCGTTAACGCGCCGGCCGCGCTGGTCGACCCTCACCCCAAACAACCTACGCTCGCCTCCACCCACGCTCTAGTGGCGCGGTGGCTGGGCCGACCCGAAGGCACGAACCGCCTAGCTGGTGCGGTCGGCGCCACGCTGGCGTCGTGGGGGTGGGACGACGCCGCTGTGGCCGGGTGGCTGCGCACGCACCTCAGCGCCGACCCAAAGCTCAGCAAGCACATCGACGACGCGGTCCGGGCCGCGCGCACACGCCGCAGCGGGGTGGGGGCTGTGCCCGGTCTGCCCACACTGGAGGCAGAGCTCGGGGTGCCGTTTGAGGCGGAACCGGCTGCGGGCGGCGCGGCCGCGTGGTCGGGTGAGGAGCTGTGGGACGCCCTCGCCGCCCCGTCGTCAGACGGCGCCCTACCTGAAGTGGACCAAAACGGGTGGGTGACGGCGGCGGCCGTCGTGGCGTGGCAGCCCCCGCCCGTGGCGTGGCTCGTGGAAGGCCTCGCGCTGGCGCCAGGAGCGCCCGTCCTGCTCTCCGGCTACGGGGGTTCGGGCAAGACCACGCTGGCGCAGCACCTCGCCGTCTGCGTCGCGGCACCCCCGCGAGGTGGCCTGGCTGCCCCGGAGAGCTTGTTTCAGGAGGGGGTGGCTAGGCTGGTAGCCAGGCCGCCCGGCGGCGCCTCAGCGTGGCAGCCAGAGGCCTCAGCGCACGTTTCCGTCCTCAGCGGACGCCGCGTGTTCGGCGTGCTCGACGCCGTCCACGGCGCCGTGACCCACATCGACTACGAGCAGGGTGTCGAGCTTACAGCTCGGCGGTACCTAGACCTCGGCCTCACGGCGGAGTCAGCCCTCCGCTTCCGCGCCCCCCCGATACCCACCCCAGGGCTGGGCGCAGAGCCTGCCGCGCGCCAGTGGCTGGCTGAAGCGTGCGTAGGCCAGGCCCTCGTGCTCGTGGACTCCTTCGTGGCTGGGCTGGGCGCGGCGTTGGAGGACGAGAACGCGGCGGCCGTGCGCGAGCCGCTGGACTTCCTCACCCGCGTGAGCGTGGAAACCGGCGCCGTCATCCTGGTCATCCACCACTCGCGCAAGACCCAGCGCGGCGGCGACGCGCGCCAGACGGCGCGAGGTTCGAGCGCAATCACGGACGCCGTCAGCGTGCACCTCAACTACGAGCGGGACGACGACGGCGCCGTGCTGAAAGTGGTCAAGCTGCGTCGGAGCCCGCCGGCCGGGCTCTTGGCCGGGCTCCTCAGTGGCGAGGGCGTGCGGGTCACACGCGAGCTCACCCTCGGCGGCCACCGTGGCAATGGGGCGGTCGACCCAGACGAGCTGGACGACGCGGCGGGCGGGCAGCCGACCACGCCGCTCGCCGTCGTGGAGTCGTGGGGTACCCGTCGCAACGTCTACCGCAGCACCTCAGCGGTGTGCCGCGCTCTCGGCGTTGCTACTTCAGGGCCGGACTTCACTGCCGTCAAACTGGAGCTTCAGCAACTGGCGGCCGAGGGGCGAATCGAGCAACGCGACAACGGCCAACATCCGACCTGGTGGACACTGAACGGATGACGGCTTTTGACAACCAACGCCTCAATGCATACGTGCACGGGCGCGGCGCGCGCCCGCGCGCCGTCCTTCGGACTAGGCGGGCCCAAGTGGCCCGGCCTGGACTACTGAACGTCGGGCAGGCGGCTCTAGTCTAGCAGGTCCGCCCTGTGCGCTTGATGCGCACGGGCGGGCGGACTCCGCCCAGCCAGGGTGGCGGACCCAGTCTAGGTCGGTGGGCAGGAAGGTTAAGAGCGCGTTCAAGCGTGCACGCGAGGGCTGGCGCGCCGGCGAGGCGGCGCTAGAGTCACACTCGACGGACACAACACACCGCCAACGCGCGGCTCAGAAGGAAGGAATCACACACCATGGCACAACTGAACTACATCAAGCTCCAAGCCCCCGCCATCGAAAGAAAAGACGACATCCGCGGACTCATTGTGCAGCTGCCTGAAGAGCCAGACCAGGGCCAGGCCGTGCACGTTTTGCTCGAAAACGCGCAGCAAACAGCGGAACGCGCCGCCGAACACGGCCCGCTCGGCGGGACGTTGCTCTTCAAGGTCCCCGGCAACGCGGACGCCGGCCGCGCGTTTTTCGACGACATTGTCGACGCCTATCACAACTTTCCGCGCAACCTTCACGCGATGCTCCACGGATGGTGGGAAGAGCCGCTCGCCAAGGCCAGCGCCGTGCCGGTCCCCGGCCGCGACGATGAGCCCGAGTCAGACTTCGTGCGGCTCGCCACGGAGTACCTGGCCGTCCTGAACGACGGCGGCGGAGACGCGGCAGCGTGAGACTGCACGTCGCTCCGCTTCCGCTGGGGCGGCGTGTCGAGGTGTACGTAGCGGGCGCCTGCTCTAGCGGGCGCCCGCTTGACCCCCTCGTCTACGCCGCTTGGGTTGCGAGAATCGCGGAAGACCTGTCCGAGCTCTCCGGTGGGGGGTGCACTGTGCACGCGCCCGCCGAAGGGCGCTGGCGCGGACGACCGGAGCCTGTCCAAGTCGTTGAGGCATTCGTCCCCGCGCCCGGCCACGCGGCGCTGGTGCGGCTCGTGGCCAACCGGCGAGTGTTCGGAAACTACCTCGCCGCCACACACCAAGAGGCAGTGCTAGTCGTCGTCGACGGCACGCCGTACCTACTGCAAGACGACGACACCACACAAGAGAGGCACCCGTGACCACAGTACAACGAAACGAACGAGACTACGCGCGTTTGCGCGCGTTGACACCCGCGCCGCCTGGCCAGACTTACGCCGTAGTAAGTCTGGCGTGTGACTCGCTCTCCACACCTAGCGGTGGCACCGAGCTGCGCACTGCCGACGAGGTCATAGCGTGGGTCGACCACTACGTTTTGGCACCGGAGGCGCACGCGACAGAGACTTTCGGTGACACGTTCGACGGCTTGTTGTCCGCGGCGGCCGTCGTAGGGCCGTTTCCGCGCGTTGCTGCACAACAAGACCTACTCGGTGTCGCTTTGCTGCGCGTTAAGCTGGTCCGAGGCTTGGTCGAGCGCGCCCACGCCGCGCACGCGGCGCACGACGCGCCGCCAGCGCCAGCCGGCGACGGCGGGGACTGGTTGCTGAATTAACCCACGACAAACGCAGGCACCGCGCTAGGCTCTCGTGAAAAGGCCCGGCGCGGTGCCGGCCAGGAGACACAACGACATGGCAAACGGTAGCAGGTACGCAATCATCGGCCGGATACAAGGCGGCTGGTACGGCTTGGACTTCACCGGCGGGTCTGCGTCAGGCGGACTCTTTGAGTCCTACGTGCAGCACGCCCACCACGGCGCCGTAGTGTTCGACGCCAGTGCAGCCCCGTTTGAGGCGTGCGCGCGCCTGAGTATCTCAGGCCCTATGCTCAAAGCGACGCTGTACGGCCACAAGCCGTTCCGCTCGGTCGAGGCGTTGGACCGGATGCTTGGATGCGGCGGCCTTGAGGACGGTTTCCGTGTGCTGGGTGAGCGTGCGCTGGCGGGCGACGGCGTGGGCCAGCCCCGCTACGGCTCGTTCGACGAGGTGGGCTGGGCTGAGTACCGTCGACTTTTGGAGACAGAGCTCCCGATTGGCACCGTGCGTTTCGGGCGCGTCACAGTCAGCCGAGGGCTGGCAACCGTGGCCTGGGAAAACGGCGGAAGGGACTACTACGATGTCAGCGCAAACGGCCTACAGCCCTAACCAGGTCTGCTTGACCGGCCGGCTCGGACTGGTTTGGCGTCGCGACGTTTGGCCGGGCCTGGTGCGTTGGTCGCTTCGACGGCAGGTCATCAACGCCGGCTGGCGTGTCTACCTACACCGCTTCGTGGTGTTGGACTCGGACCTGCATAACCACCCGTGGCGCTGGTGCTGCTCGCTGCTCGTGCGAGGACACTACACCGAAGAGTTCTGCGACTGTAGTCGCGGCGAGCCCACGCCACCCCCGCCCGAGCGGCTCGTCTCGCGCGTCGTGCGCTGGGTGAACTACATCCCACTACGCCGTTGGCACCGCATCACTGGCCTACCCGCCGACGGCCGAGCCGTCTGGACGCTGGTCGTGTGTGGGCCGTCGACCTTAGACCAGGAAGGAAACCCCGTCCCATGACCGACCCCGAACGCTACGGCTTGTCGCCGGAGTACCTGACACCAGACGAGCGACTCGACGCTGAACGTCGCGCGTTCATTCGTACTGCAGCCATCGCGCTGTGGGCCGCCGCGCCAGTCGGCCACTGTGCCGAGACCGCGTGGGAGAACGCGAAGATGCTCTGGGATGCTAAGCCGGAGGACGTGTGACTTGCTCAGTCCACGAGACCAGCGCAGCCCCGCACTGCGAAGACTGCGTCTGGTACGACGGCGACACTGAACGCATCAACGGCTACTACGCCGGCAACTACGCCGAAGCGTACGAGACACGCGACTACGACGACGCCGTCGCCGGGCTGCGCGGCACCCACGGCCCCGGCACGGCGTACCACGTGGGCTTCACGCTAGGCTTTTTCGCCAGTTACGAGCCGTACGAGGTGCCCCCGCGCTACGCGGACGCCCACTCACGTGCGTACGCGAGCCCGCACGGCGCGCGCCTACGCGAGCTCGGGCTTGCGAGCTGCACGGGGGCGGACGCGGGCCAGCCCGAGCGCGGCCGCTGCGCCGTCCGCCCGGGCGCCACACACACGCCCGGCGCCCCGTCCTAACGGACGGCGGGGCCGGCCCCGGCTCGGCCCCGGTTTAACCCACGCTAACGCCGGGGCTGGGCTAGGCTCTGAGGACCGAGGAGACCACCGCCATGCTGACCAACAAGCTAGTGCAACACGTTTCAATCATCCACGCGCCTGTAGCGCACCACACCCGCCGCCGCGGCGTGGACCGCCAGTTTGGTGGTCTGTTGGCCGATGTGTTTGGCGACCTGAAAAGTGGAGAGCACGGCCGAGCCACGCTACGGCTGCTGACGTTTTGGGGCGTGCGCTACGCCCAGAGCCCTGTCTGATGACACCCACACGGAGACTAAGGAACATGAACAACGAGACCGACACCCTCGACACGACCCCAGCCCCCGCGCCGGACCCCGCCCCAGTCGACCAATTGGTGGCACAGCTGGAACGGCTGTACGACGACCTGGCCCGAGGCCGGGTGACGCCACGCCAGGCCGTGGCTTTGGCTGCGGTCCAGGCGTATGACGCCGGCTGGGCTGCGGCCAAGCTGGCCGTGGCCGATGCCATGGCGGCTTTGGCAGCGGCGTATGCTGCCGACGACGTCGGCGACGTCGGCGACGGCTCCGTGCCGCTCCACAACCGCCCTGGCCACAGCCCAGTCCGCGCGGACTTCGTGGTCAATCGCGACCTAGACGGCTGAAACCACACAACAAAACCGGCCAGCGCCCTGCCGCGGCGCTCGGCCGGTACTACCACGGAGCTAGAATCACCATGTACGAC